TTGCTCATCTTTCCCGCGCCTTACATTTTTAGTTCTAAATAGTGCCTCTGCTCTTTTTCTAGCAGCAGCCTGTTCAGGAGTCATTTGATAGGCTGTTTGTGTTGTGTTTATAGGTTGATCAGGTTGTGGGCCACCACCGCCTCCAGAACCTCCAGCGCCACCGGAACCTTCAGCACCTCCGCCTCCAGGTCCTCCTCCTGGGCCTCTCTTTTCAAGTATTTCTAAGATTGCTTTGTTTTGAGATTCTATGAAACGTCTAGATTGTGCTGCTCTTCTGTTATGTTTCTTTGTTGCTTTTGTTTCTGCTTGTAAGTAATCTAATGCTTGATCAGTTAATTTAGCTGCTTCAGTAGCTTTTTTCCTTGCCTTTCTTTCTGAGGTAAATGTAAGAACCTCTTTTGCTATTTGTAGATTGTTTGCGACTTTGTTATGTTGCGCGTCTTCCTTAAGAATATCTGTTTCTTCTTTAATATTTTTCTCTACATCTTGGACTGCTTTTTCTAAGGATTGAAATTCCTTAGACTGAGTCATATCACCTTTATCAGGTGATGCGTCCATCTTAGACATTCTCTCTATTAACTTGTCTAAATCTTTTGGTGTAAAGTCAGCCATTTATTTTCCTTACCAATTTTGTGTCTCTCTTCTTTGTTTTTCCTTCTTAGCTTTCTTATCCAAATGTTCTATTAACATCGAAACATAAACTCCCCTTTCCCATGGCATCATTTCTTCCAGTTCCGTTAAGGAATAATGATGTTCTTGCATTAACAGGAAATTAGTCTTGTAAAAATTTTCAAGACTTTCCTGAGAAAGGATTAGCCGAAAAAATGTTCGTATCCATTTATGTCGACTACATTTTCTCTGCCACAATCAGTGCAAGTAAATTCTACTTTATGTCTTAATTGAGGCATACTAGCAAAGAAGTCCCTTACTTCATTAAATGTATCCATTGGAAGATCGTCTACGAACTGAGTTATGTTTTCCTCTGTCTCGTCTTCTAAACTAAATGTTTCTTCCCCATCAACAACATAATCTATACATTTAGCTACAAGCTGCGTATCGTCAAGTTTTTCTACTAACTTTCCTAATTTAGCTGTAGGGTATTTTAATTTTATACCCATACTATCAGACACTTTAATAAAGTCTTCAGGTTTATCTTCTAAACCTACAACTTTAAAATCGTCTAATTCCATAGTGTAGTTTATAGACTTTTTACAGTCTTGATTTCCACATATCAATCTAAAGTCTGCTTGTGCTCCTTGAGATTGCTTTCTAATTTGTAAGAACATATCTTGCAAATCAAACATTGGTATTTCATAAGCATCGAAGTCTTCTGCTATTACACAGTTATTAACTATCTGTGCGCAAGCATCAACCATCTCTCCAAAGTCATTACCTTCGGTTGCCAGCATAAGGATTTTTTCTTCTTTTACTTTGAACGGTCTAAAACGAACGTCCTCCCCTGTAGAAGCTATCTTTCCTCTTAATACTGGAGTTTCTATTTTTGGTAGTGCCATTATATTTCTCCTATAATATAGATGTATTGAGCTTATTTAGATCTACGTCTATAGCTCTAGATTTCCAGTAACCACTGGATACAATTAATGTAGTCCTTGCAATGGATACTGCTCCCATTGATAAAGGAACAAGGTTGAGAACTTTAGGCGTGCACTCCATCAACTGCCATTGTCCACATATCTTGTTCTGTTTATCTAATTGATTTATTAATATCTGCCCATGTTGATCATTAGCATAAGCAGGTTGTTTTGATGTTGGGTCCACACAATGGCCCATCCATGCTTCAAACACATATCTCAGATTCCAATCAGCATCTGAATAAAATGTAATGTTTATTTCGTTTCCTAGGAAACCCATGTTTGTATTTCTGTAAAAGGTCCAGTTTCCTAATTGTAATTCTTTGTTTGCTAATGTCATACCTGGTATTTGAACTTCCTCACAAAGTATAGAAGTTTCTAGCATTGCATCTTGTGTTGTTCTTAAATATTGTGCTGTTCCATCAGATATGTTAGATAAATCAAGACTGCCAGGAAACTGAATATGTGCTTCAAATCTTTCTGTAAAAGCAAAACTCATTTTCCTGACTTTGTTTATAAAGCCAGGTGCAAAACTTCCAACAGGATTGCCTGGATTTGATGCTTGGGGTTGTAGTATTGTTGCAGCATCTTTTCCGTTTGCGTAATCTCCTCCTTCAAAATCTATTGCCATGTTACCTTCCTATTACTCCTGATATTGTTTGTCTTCTTTTTCTTTCAGGTCTTTCTGTTGACTCTCTATATATTTCTTGTGGTCCTACGCCACCTTTAAATTGTTGAACAGGTAAGAATATAGCTGACTTCCAATTTTGTGGTTGAACTTCATACATTCTACCTGCCTGTGCTGATAAGTATTTTTTAACAGAGTTTCTTAATTCTGGGAACCTAGTAAAGTTTCTTATACTGTTCCAAGCAGATTTTAATTCTGTATCAGACTGTATTTCTCCAGAAGGTAAAAGTTTATCTAACAATCTAGCTCTTACCATAGGAGGCAAGTAATGTAAGTTAATACCACTAAAACCGTTAGGCAAAGCATCTACCATAATAATTAGAGGGAAGTTATCATAATATGCTAAATCTTTTTTCCATTTAGGGTCATATTCAAACAAATACATTCTGCCTACTTCTAACTTTGTTACAAACTTTCCTAAGTCTGATTGATATAACTCATTAGGATTAGTTAGATGTCTGGCATAGTTTTGAACTTGTCGCATATACCAAGTTGCAGATCTATCAGTATCTCCTGCTCTAATTCTTATTTCTGTAAATGGTGTCTTATCCGCCATGTAAGTATTTATAACTAAATGCCCAAGTCCTTCTCGGTAATAATCATAAATTCCATATTCTGTTTTTTACAAAAGTCTCTTGCAGACTTCCATTTGGCTTCGTTTACTCCGTATTGTGCAACCTCTTGTAGATATCTTTTTGTTTTACGTTTTTGTGTATTAGGAGGTTTTGTAAAACGTTCTGGTTTTACCTCTACTAGATAACGTTTCTTATTATCTACTTCTATATAAAAGTCAACCATATATCTATGAACTTTGTTATCTAATGGATTACGATAAGGTATCTTAATTTCTTCTGATACCCAACCTGTTACAGAATCATTCATATCAGCCCAATTCATAAACTTTAGTTCATAACTAGAACGATAGGTAATGTTCTGTAAATCACCTAAATATTTTAAAGGATTTCTAGGAATAAACCTTCCTTTGTAGATTTCTTTAGCATAAACCATATAAATAATAAAAAGATTAACTAGGAGTATTTATACTAATGCTGTATCTTCCAGATAAAGACGATTTTATGAAAGATTATCCAGACACCCGTGCAGGGCGTAGGGAAGGTAACCGTGAGTATAGGAAACTTGAAATAAAACAAAAGGAAGCAGCAAAGGCTAGAAAGAAAACATTTGCAAGTCAAGTAGAACAACAAAGACAAGATAGAAAAGAATCAGGAGGTTTTGGAGCAGCAGGTGTTCCTGGACCTCGTATGTATCCTCAAGAATTGTTTTCTGCAAGTCAACCTAATGGAATACACTTTTATATAAACGCTAGAAGTAATTCAGCAGCAGCAATATCACAAGGACAGGCAGGACAATTACCTGATCAAGATGAATATCAAGCAGCATATACAAAAGAAAATAGAGCTAAGGCAGAACAATATGGACAAGTTATGTCAAACACAGCAGCTTTAGCAACAGGCTTATCTACAGCAACTGCTATAAAATCAGGAACAATATTAAAGGATGCAACAAATTTTGGTAAAGTCGCTACAACAGTGGTATCTACTGGAGCAGGTTATTTTGGAGGTAAAGCAATAGGAGCTTCTAAAACAATAACAACTGTTAGATTGGCAGATGAAATTATGTTATATGTTCCTCAATCTGTTATTACACAATATCAAGCCAATTACGATCAAGCAGAATTAGGACTTGCAGGACTTCTAACTACAGGTAGAGGAGGAGTAACAGACTTTTTATCAGGAGAAGGTGCAGAAACTGTTGCAAGAGGAGTAGCAGGTGCAGTGGCAAACGTTCCTAAAGCAGCAGGTGTTAATGCAGATTTCAACGCAGCAATAGAGGCATCAAGTAAAAAGGTTGCCAATCCATTTAAAGAACAATTATTTAAAAGTATGGGATTTAGAAAGTTTTCATTTAGTTATACTTTCTCTCCTAGGAATACAGCAGAACAAGAACAGGTAATGAAAATTATACAACTGTTTAAATATCACATGCACCCTACTAATTCAGACTTAGATCAATTTTTAATTTATCCATCAGAATTTTCAATAGTATTTGAAACACTAAATAACGAAGGCGAGGTTGTAACTAATGAAAACATGCCTAAAATATCTTCTTGTGTATTAGAAGGTATGAAAGTCGTTCATGGTCCTGATGGTTTGTTTAACACTTTCCAAAATTCTGAAGGTATGCCATCAGAAATAACAATGGAATTAAACTTCGCAGAACTAGAAACACTAACGGCGAAGAGGATAGAACAAGGTTTCTAATATGTATTTTAAAGCACTACCAAAACTCATATATTCTTATAAGGACAAAGATAAAAATCAAATATTTACAACTGTCCCTGATATATTTCGTAGAGTTCAATTAGATAGATTTTTTAAAAATAGAAATACCTTAGTAGACACATATCTAAATGATGGAGAAACACCTGAAAGTGTAGCACATGCATACTATGGTAATTCAAACTATCATTGGGTAGTTTTATTAGCTAATGATATTGTAGATGTAAAAAGAGAATGGCCTTTGTCTACAGAAAATGTTATTAGATATGCTAAAGACAAATACGGAGAAAACAATATATCTGATATCCATCATTATGTAATTAAAGATACTGAAACTATTGTTGATTGGGACGCAGCTAAAGTAGCTAGCGGAGATTATCAAGCAGTTACTAATTTACAATACGAAGAAGATGTAAATGATAATAAACGACAAATATTTTTATTAGATAAAAGATTTCTAAGTGATATAATACAACAATATAAAAAGTTAGTGAAATAATATGAGATGTTTGGTCTAGAAGAAAAAATACTTAAACCAGGAGATGTTTCTATAGATGAGTTATTGTTAATGACTCAGAATGGAGATATTTACGACTTTGTAAACTTTTATATAGATTTAATAATTCGTGAGGACATGTGGTCGCCTGCTATGTTTGGTGAAATATCTGTAACAGATGCTAATGATATGATCAATACAGCAAACATTAGAGG